ATGCTCCCAACAACCACGCTTGAGATAAACTATGAGGTCCGTTCTCTAATAGTTCAAGATGTCTTTTATTATTACAAAAATTCTTTGCGTAGTCCTCTCTCCAATTTGTATCGTCGTATGTTTTTTCTTTCATAAAATCCTCACATAGTTATCGTTTTTAGCAATATTTTGTGTTGTTAAGTCAAAAGCAATAGTAACTCTCTCATCATCACCATTATGCACACTAGTAAAATGTGGAATATGATTTGGGAAGAGTGTTATTTTACCTACTTCATTTTTACTCTTATGCACAAAGGGATGATTAAGTTGATTAGCAGGATGCATATAACCAGTATATGTATCATCACACTGAACTGTAATGTGTCCACCTAAGTAACAATATGGTCCAAGATCATGTAAATGTGGTAAAATCTTTTGACCTTTTTTCATAACATTATACCAACATTGAGTATGAAGTTCCATATAAGGTATGACTTGTTCCATATCAATTAATTTTAATAATTCATTATGTAAAAAGATAATACTTTCTTTTAACTTATCAATTTCATTGTTCCCAAATTTAAATACATTAAAATCAGCGTGTCTAGCTGTAGTTGAATTTATACCTAAACCAGTTAAACCATCGCCTCTAGATGGTTTTATTTTTAAAATTTCATCTTTCTTTTCTAACAGATAATTAGATATGGAATCAAAATTTACATCTTCTATTTCTCCTTCAATGATTCTATAGTCCCACTCAGGTGCGAAAGGTGTTTGTTTGTCTTGACTTTTCCATCTTACTTCTTTAACATTCTTCATAAACCTTCACTCCAAAAGTTATCAATTGGTGATTGCATATTTCTTGACATCACAAACAATCCAATATTTGTAAAAAACCAAAGTATATTTATCAACCAAGTATTTCGCCAAAGATATTTTCGATTATACTCTACAATGTAAATATCTCTTTCATTACCCCCTTTTCTAACTATCTGCTCTAATCCTAGTGCAACCACAAAACCGATTGCGTAGATGTAAAAGATAAAATTTAGAAAACTAGATGTGAGTAGTAAAAGAGATACCATTTAATTGTTACAGGTGTAATATTTATTATATCACTAAACCATCGACATTGCAAGTTGCAATTCTCTTGCGTGTTTGAGTTCGTCCTCTGCTATCTCTGCAATCTTCGTATCCTCTGGATGATATGCAGAATATTTTACATAAGTTTCATATGCGTGTTTCTCAATCTTCATATTGATGTCATACGCATCTATTGGACTAGCGAAATAATAAGCAACCATAATCCAATAGTAAAGAAGAACCAAGTGTTTAGCGAAGAATCTATCGATCCAGTGCTCATTACCTCCACGAGTTTCCATCTCCTCCAAGTGTTCTGTTTCATTTAATGCCTGATAGAAATGTTCCTTCATTAAGTATATATGGTCTTCTCCTCGTAGTCCAAGTGACTCACGAAAGTGAAGTACACTTATGAATGAGAAGTATGGTGCTCTTGCAATTACTTCAAGAACCCAGAATCTTTGAAAGTCTCTACCTCGATAGAGAAAATCAATGATGTAAATTGTGGTGTCTAGCACCCAAGTATTAAATTTTTTCATACCCAAGCGTAATTAATTGATGTGTAAACTGCTATACAGATGAATCCAAATAGAATAGTTGTTGATTTGATTGGTAGATTTTTCATTTGACCTCCTCAATTTTTTCCAAAGAAAAAGGATGTGCCTGTAGATTAGGTACATCCTCTCTTGCGTGTCTTACTGCTTCAAAAGCGTCTGTGGCATATTCGCCTATTTCGTGATACTCATTTAGTTGGTCGTGCCAACCAAGTGTGTAATGGGACATGATAGTTTCAACTCCAGTACATTATTATTTATAATAACACACTAGGTATAATTACGCATCAAATATGTGGACTCACTGACATCATTCTTCGATTTCAAAGAACCATTTTATGTGTTTAATGTAATCAAAAGTGCAGCCTATATCCTTGTCACAGTTAGTATCATACTTTCTATCACATAAAAACTTCCTTAATTCATAAACAGAATTAAATTTACCTTGATGTCTCTCTTGTTCGTCGTATAGATGATACTTCATCAACAGTTTTTATTTAAGTCCTCTGCCATATTACCACCTATATCAGCTCCCTGATTACCACCAAACATCGCCACCCAACCAGCAGCGACCCAACCAACAAAGGGAATAGTACTAAGAGTAGGAGCAGCACTAGCACCAATCGATGTACCCACCAAACGTCCTGTTCCCTCTGCACTTCCGATTGCTTTGATACACTCTTCACTTTTTCGGGCAGCAGTTATCTCCGCAGCTTGTCCAGCAGTCAAACCAGGCGGTTGGTCAATCCAAGACCTATGATTAGAAACAGGGCCACCCTGATTAATCTGACCATCCATGAAATACTCTTCAACAACTTTGGTTGTATTGTTTGCGAGTCCTAAGAAACCAGCCTTCTCCTTGATATCTTTTGTGATGTACATTGACTTAGGATCGTTTGCCTTATATGAAATAGCATATCCCTCTTCCGATACACTCACTTTATATGATGTGTATGGGCCTACTGGTACATTAATATTTGGTAATTTACTCTTCTCTCTGGTTGCAATATAACCAATCATTCCAATATGTGACACAGCAAAAAGACTGCCAACAATACCAAAAGAAATCCACTTTAACTTATTCATTTTACATCTGGAACTATTTTAACAGGGCCTGATTCGATTCTGATTGTCTGTGCAGGGGCAGTCTCTGCTGCCTTGGCAATGAGAAACTCCATATCTTTTTTAGAAATATTTGCACTACCACCACCACCATTCTTCTTATTACCAGCTTGAACGCCAAAAGTTGCCAAAACTCCTGTAAATACCGATGCTATGAAAGTTGGGTCAATTTTTTGTTCCTGTTTATAGCCTGGAATCTCAACGTAGTTCAAAGTTAAAATTGCACCCGCCCATATCATTACGCCAAGGCGAACAAATGTACTAAGTATTGCTAACTGTTCTTCTTTATCATCTAACCCTTCTTTAAGTTTACTAAAAGGCCCCTTCTTTTTGGGTTCCTCTTTTTTAACTGCTTCAGCCATAATTATGTTATGATCTCAAGTTATTTAGTCAACCAATATCTTGTAATTTCTCTACTACTGTTGATGCCTGCATAGGGGCGACATCATTTAAACCATTTGCATCGAACCAAGGTGCGTTTTCCCAGTCGAATCCATCACCGAATGTGTTGTCGGCATTTGCAACATACCAATGACAAGCTGCGTCAGGAATATCAACCGCACATACAGCCCAATCATCTGTCCATTGAGGGACTTGTACCCAGATGACTGGTTCAGCTTCATATGCATATGCGGTTTTACTTACACCAAATAACAATACAAACACTAACAACCAAGAAAATATTCGAGGAATATACTTGACTGATGGAGGATGTTTGTATGTTTCCATAACGTCGTGATAGTTCATTAGATTAAACCTGAGTAACCAGCTACTGTACCTATAATTATAAAGAATCCAAATTCTATGAGTGCATAGTATGGATTGTAAAATATTTTTTTCATGCGAATGCTACTGATCCTACACCTGATACGATGTATGCTGTAACTAATGTTGTGAATAATAAGTGTTGCATTATGCTCCTTGATATACTGGGGTCATTACACCACCACCTTCATCATCATCATCGTCATCTTGAGAACCCATTAAGAGTTCAAAGAAGACTAGAATTCCTATGGGGTAGAAACACCATAGGATTGCTAGAAAGGGTGATATTTCGTGTGTTGGAGATAACTCTGACATCTATACAAAGCCAGGAATTATCTGACCTGTTGTTAAATACGCACCTATACAAGCGACGATACCTAACATTGCAAGTCTTCCGTTAAGTTGCTCTGCAACTCTTTTTGATTCCTTATCAGACATTAGAATATGCCTGGGATGATGTTACCTGTTGTTGCGTATGCGCCTACTGCTGCAACAAAACCGAGCATAGCTGCCCATCCGTTAAATCTTTCTGCTTCTGGAGTCATTAGTTTGTACCTTTTTTGAATTGTGAATTGTGAATTGAATTTCATTTGTCAAAATAAACCTGGCGCTATCCATCCGAATAGACCGTAGTTGATTGTGCCGATTACTAGACCAAGCATCGCAAGACGACCATTGACTAGTTCTGCGTACTTCCAATAAGGATGTTTTGTGTCCATTAGAATACGCCTGGAATGATTTGACCTGTGGTTGCATATGCACCGATGAGTGCAACGAAACCAATCATAGCCCAGCGACCATTAACTTTTTCTGCATTCTGTGGATAACCTTCATAAGATACAGATTGACCAATGTAAGGTCTAGTTTCTGATGGAAACATATTTTGTCTTCCACCTGACTCTGTTGTAACTCCTGAATTAGACATCTAAAAAAATTAATTGTTAATAAAAATAACACAAATATTAACTTTTGTAAACCAAAT